CCCATGTCGTAGCATTCTTCCAGGTAGTTTCTGCTGCGGTCTGTATGCCGTTCCAGATGCCCTGGACAATCTCCCCGAGTCCATTCCAGGCAGCTTGCCAATCACCCTTGAAAACGCCACTGAAAAAATTGACGATGCCTTCATAGATCGGCTTGACAGTATCTTTCCACAAGGAATCAATCGCTTTTAGGGTTGTGTCCACGATTGTTTTGATACCGTTGAAGGTGTTATCGAAGACGGGCTTTAAGGTTTCATCCAAGAAAGTCTTGATAGCTTCAAATGTCGGTTTCAGGATATTCTCCCAGAAATCTTTGATGGCATTGAATACAGCTTCCACCTTCGGCTGCAAAAACTCCCATGCCCTCTGGAGGGCAGGTATCAACGACGTGGTGATCCATGTCCACATGGTCTGTAAGGCGGGATAGAGGGTATCCGTCCAGAATCCCTTGAGGGCGTCAAACACCGCCTTTATCTTTGGCTGTAGATCCTCCCAGCCCTTTTGAATAGCGGGAATGAGGGATTGTGTCACCCAGGTCCACATTGCCTGGAGAGCAGGCTTCAAGTTTACTGTCCAGAACTCCTTTAAGGCGGTGAACACAATGCCAACGCCATCTTTGAAATTCTCCCAGCCGGTCTGTACAGCGGGGATCAGGCTCTCAACGATCCAAGTCCACATCCGCTCTAACGTTGGCTTTAGTGTCACCGTCCAGAATTCCTTCAATGTGGTAACTATCGTGCCGACTGTCTTTTTAAAGTTCTCCCACCCTGTTTGCAGAGCTGGGATCAGCGATTCTGCAATCCACGCCCACATGGATTGGAGCGCAGGCTGCAGTGTATTTGTCCAGAACTCTTTCAACGCAGTAAATACCGCACCGACAGCGCCCTTGAAATCATTCCAGCCTTTCTGAACCGCAGGAATAAGACTGTCAACAATCCATGTCCACATATCTTGAAGTGCAGGCCAGAGTGTTTCAGTCCAGAATGCTTTTAGAGCTTCAAAGACAACTCCTGCCGTAACTTTAAAATCATCCCAGGCAGTGACAAGCGCGGGAATGAGTGTTTCATCTACCCACACCATCATGGTATCCCATGCAGGCTTTAGGGTGTCTGTCCAGAATTTCTCAATGGCATCAACAACGGTCCCAACGGTAGACTGAAAATCCTCCCACGCCTGCTTCAGGGCAGGAATGAGAGTATCAACGGCCCAAGCCTTGATCTCATCCCAGTGCTTAGTAATAAGCGTCCCAGCGGTGATTAGACCGACAACGATCAGACCACCGGGGAGAAGCCCACCGACAGCGCCGATCATAGTGCCTACAGCCGAAACCACTCCGCCGATGCCAGTTACCACCTTGCCGATAACTGTAATCACAGGGCCAATCGCGGCCACGATACCGGCGATCTTGATAACCGTTTCTTTTGCGTGAGGGGATAGGCTTTCCCAGTTGCTGCGAATCGTGGAAATAGCATTTTTTACAGCATCAGCAACAGATTGGATCATGGGTGCAGCTGCATCGACCAGCTCCGCGCCGATGATTTTCAGCTCGTTAAGCGCGGTCTTGAAGCTGTCGATGGGATCCATCGTTTCTTCGAAGGTGTTGTCAACGGAATCACCGGCTTCCTGCACGGCGTTGGCAAGCTCTTCAAAGGAAATACGGCCCTCCTGAATAGCGTCAACCATTGCCGGAGCAGCCTTGCTACCAAATAATTCTGTCGCGATCTTCAATGCCTCTGTACGGTTCTTTGCATTTTTGATGGAGTTCTCCATCTTATTGACCGCAGAAGACATGCTCTCACCATTCTTGGTGGCGTTCTGCAGTGCCTTCTTCATGCCGGTCAAAACTGTGGAGCTATCCATGCCGTTCTTGTTCAGATTGGCAAGGAATCCTGTCGCGCTGTTGATATTGAAACCCATCTCCTGAAGGGCTGCGGCGTTGCTGGTCAAATCACCGGTGAGCTTATTGACGTCAACACCGGTATCTTGCGCGGCCTTATTGAGGATGTCCAGCACATCCCCAGCTTTATCGCCAGAGACGCTAAATGCGGCCATTGCTGCCTGGACGTTGTCAACAGAGGACGATACGTCTGTGTTATTGAGCGCAGCGAACTTGATGAACTTCCCGGACAGCTTTTCCAGTGCGTCACCAGTCAAACCAAACCTTGTATTCACCTCTCCGATAGCGCTGCCAGCGGTTGCAAAATCTGTGGGTATAGACATAGCCAGATTCTTTGCACGCTTCTGCATATCTTCCAGCGCCTCGCCAGATGCACCGGTTTTTGTGGTGATGGTGTCAAGCCCGTCATCTACTTCCTTCCATGCGACAACAGATGCTGTGCCAACAGCGAGGATAGGCGTAGTGAGCTTGGTGGTGACATTCTTGCCCACGTCAGCGATCTTTTTCCCGGTTTCCTTGATTTTCTCACCGGCAACCTTGATTACCTGACCGCTTACGCTGCCAAAGTCCTTATAGGCTTTCTTGAGCTTATCCAGTTCCTGCTCTGTCGAAATGATTTCTCGCTGAAGCGCGTCATAAGCCTCCGGCGACAAGGAATCCGTCTGAACAGACTTAAGCGTCTTAAGCCTGTCCTTTGTGGCATCAATGGCACTCTTCAGGTCTTTCTGCTTCTGGGTCAGAAGGGTGATATTGCTCGGATCCATCTTAAGCAGTTTATTGACATCAGACAGAGCCGCCTTGGTGGTGCGCAAACTATTGTCGATACCTTTTAGGGCATCACCCAGTTTTGTGGTATCCGCTCCTATCTCGATTGTCAAGCCTGAGATAGTCTTGTTCGTCGCCATTTTCTCACCCCTCCCGTTTAGAATTGGTCGTAATCGCTTTGTGTTGCGACTTCCTGATACTTCTCCTGGTCATTTCCTGATTCCGTCAGGATGTCTGTGAGTTCACCGTAGTCAAGATAATCCAGGTCGGCTAACGATAAACCGACCTGAATCGCCCGGAGGACTATAACAGCGGTGTTGAAAGGCCGCTCCGTCGGCCTTACCCTTTTTTTGCTGTCGATGTGGACTTGGAGCTGGCAGCATAGAGAGAGACAGCCTCCTTAGAGGCGTCCTGCAAATCCATGAAGTCGAAATTGTCCAGCCAATCGATGTAATCATCTTCGGTGACCGTCTGCATGAAATCGCGGACGCTGGTAGCTCTGCCAGTTGTCACGGCTTTCTGGGCCTCGGCCTGCTTGGTCATGATGAAGGTCAGGCGCTGCCCATATTCGACTTGCTCAGACAGACCAGCATCATCGTTGGTCTGAATCGAAATCGGATCATCATGGAAAATAGACTTGTAATACGTATTGGTAGATGCTCTTGTAAGCAGTTCGATCTTTTCATCGCCAACGTTGACAACCTTATACATTGCTATCCCTCCTGAAAAAGTAAACCCCGCCGATGTTGGTCGGCGGGGAATAGGTCGTTTATGCTTACGGGTTGCTCGTCTGGGAACCGGACGCCGCAGTCGGCAGGGTGACGGAGGTGTACCAGTCATCATAAGCGGCGTCAGTGGGGTAGCACTTGCCGCGAATGATGTCCTTGTTCAACGCAGCCACGTGGATCGGAGAAGCGGTGATCGTGCTGCTCTCGGTGTTCGGCTCCTTGTTTTCCTCAGTGGTGGAGGAGGCGACGGCGGGACGGGCCGCAACGCAGTTGTAGAACGCATGGCGTACCTTCTGCTTGTCGCCCTTGAACTCGAAGAGCAGAGCGAAGTGGACAGCCTCGGTATCAGCATCCTCATACTGGATACCGTTGGCGGCAGTGGCGATATTCCAGATCGCAGCCTTGATCTCGTCGATGAAACGGGCCACTTCCAGATCGCCCTCATAGCCGTTGTTGTTGTTGCTCACGTAGTATGCGATGTTGTCGGCATACCACTTGGACAATTCGCCCTGCGGATCCAGGCTGATGCTTCTCGCGCCGGGGTTCATGATCGGAGTGCCATAGGTTGCGGTGTTGTCCTCGGGGTTGATGGTTGCCACCGCAAACGCGACCTTTTCAAGGCCGAATTTGACCTTGTTCTGAGTGGGCGTATTGGGCATGTGATTTACCTCCTTATTCTTCCTCGGTCATAATAATGCTTGTTCCCCATGTGACCATGTACATTTTTTCGGAGCTGATGTACATCTCCGAACTGTTGTACGGCAGACCAGCCGCATCAAGGGCATCTTCTACTCGTTTCTCCAACTTTGGCTCTTTTGTGTCAGTGTATAGCTCGATACTCAGTTGTCTGATCTTCTGGTATACACTGTCATCCGCAAAAAAGTTGTCGGAGGCGGGGTAGGTGAAGCAGATGAACGGCGGTTGACCTGGCGTGTCATCTTCTTCAAAGTGATCGTAGGCATACGGCAATCCGACGCTGGCGATCATTTGCGCAACCTCTTTCGTTGTCATAGCTTACTGATCACCTCCTCCTGAAACTTGGATACGAGCTCATCCGCGATGGTCTTGATATGCTCCCGGCCTTTGACTGTGCCATAAACGCGCTGTGTGCCGTTGCGGATCACATGATCGTGCTCAAGCAGATGCGGCATACTGTAATGGTCGTTATAGATCGTGGTCTTGGCGTAGCGTCTGGTCTTTCTGAAATCATATTTCCAGCCTTTAGCGTATTCGCCGGTGTGTTCCTCGAATGTTTTCTTGGCCTGCTGACGAAGCGCGGAAGCCCCTTTCTGGCCCATCTCTTTTGTGATGATGTCAAGGTTTTCCTCTATCGAATCCTGATACTCTGATAGTATCTTATTCACGGCTTCGTCCAGCTTTTCGACTGGTGTCTTTCTACTGCTGGCCATTGGCAACACCGCTCTTTCGCTGTACATAGAGTTCAAGATTGTCCGTGCCAGGAACGTGATATGTGCGGTATATGGCGTAGATATTGCCATCGTATCTGCACAGAGATTCGCCCTGATACTCACCCGTGAAGACGGTCATGCGGTATAAGGGACGAAACCCAGCCTCGCCAGCAGCGAAGAACTCATTGCGGTCAATGGAACTGACTCTGGCAAAAATTTCACGCTCAGCTGTTCCTCGTGTGCGCCAGATGCCATCCTCGTCCTGATATCGTTGCTCCGGGGTGATCAGTCTGATTGTGGTATCAATCATCCTACAGCCTCCCCTTCTCGCCGAATATTCGATTGTTCAGTGCAAGGCGCAGCATCCTCGGCATTCCAGTCATCTCATCGCGCCTACGCCACAGCCATGCGGCATACATGACAATCAGCTGCGCATCTTCGATATTGGAGGCGTCCATCGTGGACGCCCCCTCATTGATGATGTACTGCTGCGCAGCGGTGAGCAGCTGGGTGAGCCGCGCATCATAGGCCGTGGTGGTCAGGATGCCCAGATCAGTCTTGAGCATCGTCAGCATGGTTTCCATCTGCTCACCCCTCGATCATCAGGTCTTCGGCACAGACACGACCACGCCAGCGGACACGATGCGGTTGTTGGCGTCCAGCTCCACGACGGTGATCTTCTTGCCAGCCGCAGCGGTGATCTGCGTGGTGCCGGAGGTCAGCGCGGTAAAGCCGGTGGCGGTGCCGCCCACCTCAACGGCGGGAGTGCCCAGCTTGTACTTCAGCACGGGATCGCTCTGCGCGATGGTGCCGCTGACGGTCAGCACGGTGTCGCCAGCAGCAGAACCAACGGCGGCGGTGACAATCAGATCGTTCATGTCAGCGTTGGCATAGTCCTCGGGGAAGGTCTTGGTGGTGGTGGGATTGGTGTTGTTGTAGTTCACAACAGTGAACGCCTTACCCGCCACGGGCAGGCCGTCATAACGAGCGGTGCCCTTGAACACGGTCTGGTCCTGGAGGAACAGCGGGATGTCGCTGTTGGCGAACTCGATGCCGGCACGCTCAGCCAGGAGGTAGTTGCCGCCGAAACCGCCGATGATCTCATAATCGGCGATCTCGTCATCCTCGAACTCGACCACGGTGCCGCCGATGATCGGCATCATGGTGGTGTTGGCCACCAGCGCAGCCTGGGCATTGAAGGCCAGCGCCTTCGCCATGATGTCCAGGTGGGTCTTGCGATTCATCACCCAGAACAGGCCGTCAGAGCTGTACACGGGCTTGGCGATGCCCAGAGCAACGACCAGAGCCTCAAAGAACTCCGCGCCACGGGTGCTCTTGATGTTAAGCTTCTGGATGTAGGTGGAATGCAGATCAGTCCACGCGGGAGCGTTGGTGCCCCAGTCGGAGGGCTGGCTGGTCTGCGCCAGACGGGTCACGATGCCGGTGGGCTGCTTGGTGCCGGTGCCGAACAGGATGGCCTTGTCCAGAGCCTTGGCGATAGCGCCGCCGATGGCGGTCACGATCTCGGACGCCAGCGCGACGTCGGAATCCTCCAGCAGCGCATTGCACACAGCGATGTAGCCGCCGACCTTGTAGCCATCCACCTCGACCTGGTTGAAGGACAGCGCCAGCTCGTTCAGATTGGCACACATCTCAGTCCAGACGGCCTCGGGAATCGCGCCGGTGATGTTCTGACGGGCGGTGCCGGTCACGGGACGGACGTTCACGAAGGGCAGCAGGCGGGAGCCGTGGGCGATCTCCTCGCGGATCAGCTCCAGCATCACATCGGGGATGGTCAGGCCAACATTGGTGATGGCCCTCTTCTCCTTGATGGCGGTGCGGACTTCGACAAGGTAATCCTTGACCTCGTCGCGGGTGACCATGTTGGCCAGCCGGTCACGGATGGTCATGGTGACGTTGGAATCGCGGTGCTTCATGTCCTTTTCATCCTTTCTTTCCTCTGCCGGCTTCTGCTCGGCAGGCGGGTTAGTGTCCTGGGCTTCCTCTTCGGCAGCAAGATCGTTTTCAAGGCCGGTGATCTCCTGCTCCAGATCGGCGATAGCCTTGTCATGATCGGCCTTTTCGGTGTCGAAATCATTGACCATGGCTTCGATCTCGGTGCGCTGCTCCTCGGTCTCCACCTCGTCGATGGCCTGCTTCAGCTGGGCCTCGCGCTCGGAGAAGTCCTTGGCCTTGAGAGCTTCCAGCTCCTTCTTCTTGTTGTCGATCCGCTTACGCAGCAGCAAGGTCTTAAGCATCTTTCAATGCCTCCTTCATCTTGGTTTTCCACGCCTCAAGATCCCTGGCCTTGATCTCATCGCGCTCGGCGCATCTCGCGGAGATATTGGTTTCCTTGTAGGCCGGGAAAGTGCAGGCGGACACCTCGAACAGATTGACTTCCTTGAGCGTCCAGTGGACAGAGCCGTCAGGTCGTACTTCGGTTTCCTCGCTGACAATCTCGAATCCAAAGGAACACTGGTCAACGTCGCCGCGCTTCACGCGCTCATACAGGTTCATGGCATCGCCATCGTTCGGATTGATGGTGATGTCTCCCCAGAGACCGCGCTCGTCCTCCTTCAGCTCCAAGGTGTGAGCCTTGGTGCGTCCGAGAACCAAAGTCGTGTCGTGGTTGACCAGGGCGCGGATGTCACCGCCCAGCGTCCGAGAAAAAGCGCCGGGTGCAATACTCTCGGTAAGTCCAGGCGCGATTTCGTAAACATCAGAGAAGGTGGCGAAATAGCCGGAGATGTGCGGCACGTGCTCATCGCCATCTTCTCGCGTCTCAAATTTTGTTGCGATGCTTCGAAGCTGTCTTAGCTTTTCGTTCATTTGTCTCTTCCCTCCTTGCAGGGCAGTCATCTGCCTGATCGGTCAGTATGCACCAGCCTTTACCGGCACACCAACGCTGATGGGCGCACATGTCGCCGATCTTCTCGCAGTGGATGTACATCTTCTCGTTGTAACGAGCGTGGGGACATGTGAGTTTGGCAGGCGTCATATCAATCACCATCCTGTACCAGTTTCTTTTGCTTGCCCGAATCCTCATACGGGATGTAGTTTTCGAGCACCTTGTAATCCTTCAGCCCAGCCGGGGCCATGTGCATTCTGTCGCGCCATTCGTCGCCGCACACATAACCGCGATCAGCACCGGCAAGCAGAATATCGCTGGTGCTCTTGAGGTCGTAATCCATCAAAGACCAGAAATTAAGCTGCAGATACCACTTGGGAGAGACGATCAGCGTTCTGGTCATTTCCTGCTGGATGCCCAGAGCAATGGCCCTGATTTTCGTCTGCACGAAGTTGTTCCATTCCACCTGGCTGTATTCTCCCACGCCCAGCAAGAAGGCGGGGACGCCCAGCACGGCGGCAACGGTGCGCTTGTCCAGCTCCACGGTATCCTTGATTGCGAGGTCGGCCAGCGTCAGGGGCCGCACCTGTTCCACCTGGAACTGCTCGGCGGGAATCAACCACGGCTCACCAGTCCGCTGGGGCTTGACGTAGCTCTGCAGCAGCTTCTCGCGCCCTTCCGGGCTGGCAAATTCCTCGGTCAGCGCGTCCACCTTGACGATGATCGACGGCTTCCATTCGGACGCCATAAAAGCGTTCTCGGTCTTCTGGGCCTGTTTCAGATTGTTGGCGATGTCCTTCAACAGCACCGTGACGCCGCGCCCCTTCCAGAGGTAGCGCGGATCAGGGTTATAGGTGAAGTGCATCACGCTCTCCGGGGAGCGGGGGACGCCGTCGATCTCGACGGAATATTCCCGAAAGCTCCCAGGCTTCGGACGGAAGCTCACACGACTGGCCGCGATAGGCTCCATGCTCTGCAG